CGAGTTTGAGCAGAAACGCCGCGGTCAACACTAACGCCACCGCGCCGATCCAGACGAATACTCTCCCCGCGAGCATTTCTTCTATCGACAGGCGACGCGCCGGCTCGGCGTCCGGGCGCGTTTGCCAGTCGATCGCCGCCACGTCTTGCTCTTCAGCCGCGAGTTGCTCGGAAGTTTCTACCGCAGTTTCTTCCGTCGGCGCATCCGTGCTTGTGGATCCATCCTCGCGCACCCGCTGGCGCGCCCGTCGCATCGCTTCGAGCGCGCTGAGCCCGGCCGGTGTTGCGGTCGCCGGTTCGGGACTTTCTTCTTTGTCTTTCGCTTGCTTTTGCTCTTGCTCCGCTTGTGTCTTCGGCGATTCGTCTTCGACCTGCGGCGCGATGGGGTGTTCCCCTTCGGCCCATTGCGCTTGGGCGGCCGCCGCTTCGTCTTGCGCGGGCACTTGGTCTCGCGTGTCGGCTGCGTGTGTTGCAGCGCCCCGGCGCTCACCTTCAACCTCGCACAGACGGAGTTGCACTTGTGTGAGTTGGGCGGCCAGCCGCTCGAGACGGCCGTCGAGCAGTGCGTGCCTTTTGCGCGCGTCCCTGGCCACCGAGCCGACACGCATCATCGCGACCGGCCCGAGCAGCAGCGCGGCGAGGACGAGCAGAACGATCAGGAAGATCAGCAGTTCCATTGGCGGCCCTCATCAAGAAAGTAAGTAAAAGCTTACATAACGGGCCGGCTAAATCAAGCCTCGGCTATTGATTTCTTATAATCCCTTTCAATAAATCGCTGTCACTTAACGATCAATATGGCGGAATGCGGCGGGACGTGGCGGGACGCGGCGGAATTATCCGAAACGCCACAACTGCAAACACTTACGTGAGTCGGTCCAGTCAAATCCCGCGCTTTTTCAATATGGCCAACTCAAGCCCTGAACGGGCTTCGAGACGGGATCGAGCCCCCGTTAATCGATCGATAACGGCGATTCGAGGTCGGCGCTCGGCGCGTGCGCCGACCCCTCATGATGCGCGAACAGTGATTGCGCCGTGCCCCAAACGACCCGGCAGAGCCGGTAGAACACGCTGCGCGTCACCTCACTACGGCGCTGCGCCCAGGCCAGCACCATCTTCCCGGTCGTGCCCGGGCGCAGCAGTCGATCGAATAGCTCGACCTGGTCGGCGTGGTCCATCGAGCGGATGGCGCGGGGCACGCGACGCGTTGACGACAGCTCGTCCGCAACCGTCCGGGCGAGCTGAGCGCGTAGCGCGTCATCGGGCACGCTGAACGGCCCGCCCTCACGAATCACCGGACCTTGCGCTTGGGCCTGAACGATGACCGCCTGGGCGACCTGCCGAAGACGATCGACAAATCTCTCCCTGGAGCGGTCGGCGATATCGGCTCGCTCAGCAAGCCATGCGTTGGCCTCGCTGATCGGCCGGCTCAAAACACGCTCGGCGAAGCCCAGGCGAACTTCGGCCGGGAGCTGCATCAGCTCGAAGTTCATCCCGGCCGGTGACGTGGCGATCAGATCGAGCGCGAGCCCCGCCAACGCCCGGCACCCTTCCGCCGTGTTCGTTGTTAGATGCTCGCAGCCGTGGAGCATCGAAAGGACCGACGGGCCATGACTCCCGCCGAATCCCAAAATCGTGATGTTGTCATCTGTTGTCATCGTGTCTACAAAGCGCTACGCGATCGCCCGCCGCGCCTCACGTTGGATCGCCGCTTCGACCGTCTGCTCGCTGAACGCCCGGTCGTTCATCGTGCGGATCACTTTCAGGATCAACCGAGCGTCGATCGCCTCGCCACCTGATGCCGAGCCGGCGACCTGAACAATCTTGCCGCACATGCGTAGCCCGCCCAGGCCGGGCAGGTTGGCGATTCGCGTCAAGAGCGCCCGGCCGTCCGCCGTGAGCCGGACCTTGTCCGACTCGTAAAGCGCCTTGATCTCGTCTACCGAGTGGAGCGGCTTGCCGCCTGGTCCGCCGCCGGCGACCAGGTCTTCAACGACGTTGTAGCGCAGCGCGATCCGGCTGCTCATCTGAGCGAAGAAAGCGCCCGCGTCATCGACCGATTCCTGCAAGCGGATGGTGCCCGCCAGCACGATCGGAAGCCCTGCCTCGTCGTGTATGTCTCGGACCAGTTCGAGCGCGTCGTGCGTGAGCTGGTGCGCCTCGTCGATGATGATGCAGCGCCCGGTCTCGCGCATCGCTTCTAGAAAACGACTAGAAGCAAGGTAGCTCGTCTGGACACCACGCAAGCCGATCTCGGCGGCGAGCGCCTTGATGAGCCCCGCCGAGGTTCGGGTCTGCCGGCGAACGCGCAGCAGCACCGAGCCCGGATTGATCGCTGCCGCCGCTTGTAGGGTCATCGTCTTGCCTCGCCCCGCGTCGGCGTAGATGACGCCGATCGATGCGAGTTCGATCGTCTTGCTCACGACGACCAGGATGCGCCGCGCGACTTCGGTCTCGATGAAGCCGCTCGGCAACTTGGCCTGAGCACGCCGGGCGATCATCTCGATAAACCGATTGATGTCCCGCGTCGCTTGTTCAAGATCACCGGGGAAAGCCTCGGGCTTCGAGCAATAGCGGAAGCGGCTGATGAGCTTGGTCGAATAGCCCTCGCCCAGGGCATCGCGCAGCTTCGGGATCGTGACGCCGGGTTGTTGCAGCACGTAAGCGAGGTCTTCGCGCACGCGCTTGATCGTTTCCCAGGGGATCAGGCCTTCGGCCGGCAGGCGTTGGCCGACGCGTAGCTGGCGCTCGTCCTGTTCGATGAGGTCGAGGATTTCGCGGGTGCGATCGTTCATGCCGCACCCCCGTTCGAGCTCAGGCCGAGGATATCATCGTCTTCATCTTCCTCATCCTCGTTGTAGGGCGGCTGGTAGCCCAACACGTCGAGAACGTCGTCGAGTTCCTCCTCAGCCTCGGGCTTCTCAGTACCCTTGCCAGCATCAGCCAGAAGACCGCCTTGGGCTCGAATCCGCTCGGCAAAATCGAAGCTCGGCTTGGGCGTTAGCGATTGCTCGCGCGGCTCGACCTTCGACTTTTCGACGACACGCTGAGTGAGGCCCGCCAAGTCAACCGCTTCGCCGGCGGGGGTGCCGATCGGGTAGTACTCGCTGACCAGGTCATCGATCGCGGACCTGTTCAGGTCGGTGCGTTGCTTGTTGCGGCGTCGCCGCTCGGCCTTGGTCTTTTGAACGTCCTTGTGTGCGAGCTTCGTATTGGTGTAGCCGGCCCGGTGGTTGAGCTGCGCCGTGCAGATATGGCGCATGTTTTCGTCATACACCTCGCACTGCCGCATGTCGTTCGGATCGTAGCTCACGTGAACGGCTTGTTTCGTTCCCTTCAACGGACGTAACGCGGGGTCGTGGCTGCCGTAGGTGTAGCTCACCGTCCCGACCTTCAGCGTGACGCCGTTGCGTGTTACCTTCACCGGCCGATGCCACATGGCCAGGCATCGCCGCAACGCCTCGGGGTCGGCGCTCGGCCGCTTCGTATGCGGCAGCGTGGCCATCGCCTGGTCCGGGCTCAAGCCCTCCGCGCCTTTGCGATTCTTCACCGTCGCGTTGTACTGGGCGATGAAGGCTTCGAGTTCGTTCTTCACCGTCTCGAACGTCGGGATATTGTGCGGCTGTTTCTTAAGCACCTTCTCCAGGTCTTCGGGCTTCTGGTCGATCGTCGGCCCACAATAGGTCTTGAATCGCTTATCGAAGAGCGCGTGAAGCGTGCCGAACCAGCGTTCGATGCGCCCCTTGCCTTTGTGGTTGTAGGGGTTGGCGAAGTGCGGGTCGATGTCGAGCAGGCCGAAGACGCCGGCCGCTCGCTTTTCGTTGACGCGGACGCCGCCTTCGATCTTCGCGAGCCGGCCCATCTCGCGCTTGATGAAGCGGTCCTTGCGCAGCATGCGCTCGCGCTGCTCGCGTTTCCGATCGCGTTTCGTTCGGCCGTGGAACACGTACGAGTCGAAGTCCTTGCCGTTGTCGATCCAGACGATGCTCGGCCCGCCGTGGTTGGCTTCGTCGAGCATCCCCATCCGAAACGCCGAGAGGATCGTCTGGCTGTTGGGCGCGTCGCTGAGGTGCCAGCCGACGATCCGCCGCGTGCGCCAGTCGATCCATGCCGTGATCCAGGGCCGGATGACTTTGCGTTGTTCGCCCTCGCCGGACCAGCACATCAGGTCGAGCACGCAGTGGTCGCCGTACCATCGCTCGCCCGCCTGGTACTTCTGCGGGTCGTACTCGGTGTACGGCGCGAACTTGTCGCGGTAGGTCTTCGGCTCGCGGAAGCGAGCCGCCTGCTCGGGCGGGATGCGCTTGTCGAGTTGGCTTCGGCAGGCGCTTTCGGTGAGCCAGCGCAAGCCCTCCCGCCGCGCATACTCATCGACCTGCCGCCAGCACGCCGAGACGCTCGGGCGGTTCTGATCCAGGTACAGATGCTTAAACGCTTTCCAGCACGCCGGGTCCGCCTCACCGCGCCGGTTGCCGCCGCGCGAGTCGATGAGCTTGTCCAGGTCGGCCGGTTGCTGGTACGCCTTGTACCAGCGGCGCAGCGACTTCTCGCTGATCTTCAAGCCCGGATGTTCGGCCTTAAGTTGCTTGACCAGGCGGGGCAGCCAGTCGCTTTGATTGCCCGGCCAGGTCGCCCGCGCATCGCGGAACGATTCGACACACTGGACCCGCGCGAAGGCGTCGTCGATCTGCCGCTTCGAGTAGCCGTCCAGGTCGGGCAATTGATGCTTTTCGCCGGCCCTGCCCGGCATTAGGCGCGGGTCGTAACGCCGGGCGACGAACCACTGCGCCGCGCCGCCGCCGGCGGGCGTCGCCTTGTTCGCCAGGTGTAGCCGTACGAGTTTGGTTCGACACTCGCGGCCGAGCGCGTCGGCGTTGCGGCCGAGCAGTTCGGCCGCTTCGTTCAGCGGGCACCACTTCCTCGGGTCCGGCCCCGACGCTCGCTGCTCGGGTGGTGCGTCTGTTGTCAGGCGTAGCGCTGCGCTCATGTCCGCGCCTCGCTTTCGAGCAGGTGACGCGCGCGGTTGTCGGCGATCTGGCCGAGCAGCGATTCGAGGTTGGCGAGCTGGTCGGCCGCGCGTACGCGGTCGTCTTCGATCGACTCGACCTGTTCCTTCATCGAGTCGATGAACGCGAGCAGGTCAAGCGCTCGCAGCGCGGCGCGGCGCGGCGGTACGGGTCGCGGTTGATCTGATCGAGTTGGTCGTCGGTGATGGCGAGCAGGCCCGGCTCGCGCGGCGCTGTCATGTCCTTATGCAGAAGAGACGCGTTCGCCGGCCCGCTCGCCTGGACGGTGACGACGCCCCAGCGTTCGGCGAACTGCCTGCCCCGATCGTCGCGGATGATCGCGAGTTGGTCGGTGCTGCCGACGACGACGCCTTCGATTGATCCCGCCCAAACACGTGCGCCGATCGGCACGGGCACGCCGTAGCGCGTGTCCTGCCCGGCGATCATTTCTAGATCGTGGTCCAGTTCGCCGCGCAGCGTCGGGTTGATGGTCGTGGCGTCCGTGCCCAATTGGATATCCGTTGCGTTGTTTTCCGAGTACATTGGTAAAGCCCTTCGTGGTCGTGTGTAGGTTGCAAGCTGAACACGATTGCGGGGGGCTTTTTCATGCGCCCTTCCGCCCGGACTGGGACCGGTCGAGGTCTCCCAAGTGGAGCTGTCCTGATCGATCATATCGGCGTTCGCGGCATGAAGCAAACAGATTTCCGTTTTGTGCGTTTTTTCTGTTGGACACGGCCACCTTCTGCCGATATCCTGTCCTGATATGCTCACCTGCATGGAATACACTGAGCTGTTTGGACTTCGCCTCGGCAGGCGAATAAAGACTGCTGAGAAGCCCGAGATCGCCAAGCGGCTGGGCATCTCTGTTAGCGCGCTGAATGACTACATTGCTGGGCGTTCACTGCCGCGAGTTGATGTAGGAATCCGACTGGCACAAGAGGTTGGATTGGGCGATCAAATTGCTTGGCTATTTGACATGGATTCGGACTCAATCGAGCCTCCATCAAAGCCAGCAACCGACCAAAGCCAGGCTCTCGCCGATGCCACCCCTGACGACCTGCTCAAACACTTGGTCACGGGCTACCTGAAGTTGGCGATCCCGCTTCGGAAAAAACTGGACGAATTAGTAGGGCATGGCGGGATCGACTGGGTAGCGATGTGGCTACTAAGCAACGTCGCAAAGGTGGAAATTCCTGAGCCAATCCGCGACATGGCAGGCATTATCAAGGCTGTCTCTGTGATGAGAGAAAGTCTGTTGATGTACGATTTCAATGCCGCCCTAGATGACGAAGTTCGACGACGAAAGCTAGATGTCACAGCTTACGAATTAGGGTTTGATTGCCTGATTGGGGATTGGAATGAGCTACGTAAAAACAATCCGGGGATCGACGCGCTGCTCGAATATCTGGAAGTCGTCGGCACTAAATCAGTTGGACTGCCACGGATTCCGCTTGAGCCAGAACCGGAAGATCTAAAAGATCAGGAAGCGTGGATGAAGACGCGCGCTCCCTACTTGCTCGCGCGTTTAGTTACTCACGAAAACAATCAGTATAACCCGCGTCTTCAACAGCTTGTCGAAGTCCTCAAGCGCCATGGATACCTTGATAAACAAGGGAATCCAACATCTTCATTGGCGGACTACTACTTTGATGACGAACTACTTAATGGCATCGTTGATGAGTTCCCCCAACACCTCGACGAGCTAGAAGACGACGAAGAGGAAGACGACGAAACCTAAGCACCCGAGCACGGAGCGAACTGGTCAAGGATGGCCGAAACGCAAGCCCAACTCACGCCCGAACAGAACGCCGCGCTTCAACGGCTGAGCGATTGCTTTACGCAGTCGATCGCCGAGACGGTGAACGAAGCGGCCGACACGATGAAGCTGGTCGCCGAGGTTCTCAACCAGGACCGTGTGCAGCGCGCGACCGAGTTGCGCCAACGCCTCGACCTCGCGCGGGCCGAGCAGGACGCGGCGACCTACACCGAGTTCACCGCGCGGCAGTCGGCCTTCCTCGCCCAGGCGTCGCGCCGGGCCGAAGAACAATACGGCGTTTCGCTGTCGCCCTTCGACTTGCTCTGCGGCATCCTCAACGGCGTGCAAGCGGCCGGGCTCGACCTGGGCGTGTGCGGCTCGCGCGAAGACGTTCAAGACCTCATCGAACACCTGTTGAACGCGGGCACGGACGCCACGCGGTAGGAGCAACCCCAAGCGATGCCAGGGACGGCAAAGCCAACATCCAGCAAGAAGAAAGAGCCGTCGATCGACTTCAAGCTCGATCCTGCGCAGCAGCGGTTCTTCGCCGATGAAGCGCGCGTGCAGGTTGTCTGCTGGCACCGTCAAAAGGGTAAGGACTTCACCAGCGCGGCCAAGGCCGTGATGCACGCGATGCAGACGGGCGAGTCCTGGTACATCGTTTCGCTCACGCAGCGCCAGGCCGACGCGACCTTCGAGAAGTGCGTCAAGTGGGCGAAGGCGTTCAAGCTTGTGATGGAGTTTTCTGAGTCCAAGCGGCACGAGCACGACGTCACGCTTGACGAGCATTTCGACTTCAAGGTCCGCGAGATGCGCCTGCCCAACGGCGGCCGTGTTGTGTCGCTACCCGGGCGCGACCCCGACGCGCTCGCCGGCCTGACGGGTAACGTGATCCTGACCGAGTTCGGCCTGTTCCCCAACGGCGGCTACGACCATTGGCGCGTTGTGTTCCCGCTGGCCACGCGCGGGCATCACGTCATCGTCATCAGCACGCCGCGCGCGAAGAACACAAAGTTCTTCGAGCTGGTCCAGGACACCGACACGTATAGCGTCCACTTCTGCGATATCTACCAGTCGGTCGCAGAGGGTTTCGTGCTCAAAGGCAGTGACGGCAAGCCGATCAGCGTCGAAGCGTACAAGCGGCTCTACAACGATGAGTCCGGCTGGCAGCGCGAGTACGAATGCAAGTTCACCGGCGACCTGGACACGCTCATCAAGTGGGCGAAGCTCGTCAACGCCGGCGAGTTGGGGCGCGATCACCCGTTCGACCTGCTGCGGATCGAGAAGGAAAGCGGCTGGAAAGACAACTGGTTCGACCGGCTCGCGTCCGGCGACGGGCGTCTAGAAATCGGCTGGGACGTGGCGCGGCGTGGGCACCTCTCATCGCTCTGGATCAATCACGCGCTGCCGGGCAAGCCGAAGTCGCTGCGCTTCCTGGTGCTGATGCACGGCACGTCGTTTGAGCTGCAGCGCCGGGTCGTGATGGCGTCGATGCAGACGCGGCTCAAAGGCGTAGGTTGCGGCGATGCGACGGGCCTGGGCATGGACAGCAACGAGACGTTGTCCGATCGGTTCGGTGATCGCTGGGAAGGCGTGGACTTCGGCGGCAAGCGCAAGAGCGAGCTGGGCAGCATCCTCGCGACGACCTTCGGCGACGGCGACCAGGCGATGCCGCCGATGGACGGCGAGCACAAGTACATCGGCACCGACCTGTACGCGATCCAGGCGGAAGCGACCGGCGGGCAGGGTGAGAAGCGGTTGAAGCTGTACGAGACGGAGAACCCGCTGATGCCCGAGTCGCACTGCGACATCGCGTACAGCGCCGCGCTGGCGCTGCGGGCGGGCACGAAGACGACACGCACGCCGGGAGCTTTTTGGGCATGAAGATCAGCACGCGCATCAAGATGGCCTTCGCGGTGCTGCGCAGCGGCACGGGCTGGAAGTCGTTTTTTTCCGGCTCGCTGGCCGGCGACACGCCGACGCGTCCGTACGCGCAGGTGCCGGCCGTGTTCGCGTGTGTGAAGGCGAAGGCCGAGGCGGTCGCGTCGCTGCCGCTGATGATCTCGACGGCCGACGACAAGGTGATCGAGTCGGGGCCGATGGTAGACCTAGCGCAGTGCCCGAATCCGGGCATGACGGGCCGAGCGTTTGTCGAGATGACGTCGGCGCTGCTGAGCCTGTTCGGCCGCGTTCACTGGGTCTTCGAGCTGGACACGGTCGGCCGGCCGGCGGCGGTGTTCCCGGTGTCGCCGCTGCAAATGAAACAGGTGATCGACCGGCAGACCGGCGAGCTGGTTGCGTGGCGTTACCGCGCTGCGGGCGCGATGTCCGGGCGCGAACTGACGCTGCCGCTGGACCAGGTCCACACGCTGCTCGACCCGGACTTCGACGACCCGCATCAACCCTGGAAGGGGCTCGGCCCGCGCGCCGTGCTGACGCGCCAGATCAATCAGCTTTTCAAGGCGGACCTCGCGAACGAAGCGATCCTCGACAACGGCGTGTCACCGAGCGGTGTCTTCACCGCCGAAGGCGATCTGAGCGATCCGCAACGCGAATCGATCGAGCGTTCGGTCCAGGAACGCCACGCGGGCGCACGCAACCGCAAGCGCCACCTGTTTCTGCATGGCGGGATGAAGTGGCAGCAGATGGGCGGCAACCTCAAGGACATGGAGTTCCTCGGGCTCAAGAAACACGCCTGGGTTGAAGTGTGCGCGGTGTTCCGGGTCCCGCCGCCGGTCGTCGGCATCTACGAAGACTCGAACTATGGGCACGCCGACGCGGCCAAACAGCAGTTCTACGAAAACGCCGTGCTGCCCACGGCCGACCGCATCGCCGAAGAGTGGACGGTCGGCGTGTTGTCGCGGTTCAAGGGGGACCGCTCGCTCGCGGTCCAGGACGCGCGGCGGCGTTCGCTCACCGTGGCCGAGCGGGTCTGCCAGGTCTACCGCGACCGGCGACGCGCGGCGGCGAATCAGACGACGCCGTACTTCGCCTGGATGGATACGTCCGGCGTCGACCCGCTCCAGCGTGCCCGGCTCGCGCTGGCCGACCAGGCGGCGAAGTGGAACCAGATCGGCGTGACGCTCAACGCGATCACGCGGGCTTACGACATGCCCTGGGAAGAGTTCGCCTGGGGCGATACCTGGTACAAGCCGATCGGGCAGGTCGATGTCGCCGAAGACGCCCTGCCGGGCAGCGACGACCCGCCGGCCAGCGAAGACGATCCCGCAAACCCCGACGAGCCCGCTGAGCTGCGTAGGCGATCGCTGGTGGCCATTCCGGGGGCGGAGGACAAGACGACCGAGCAGGCCAAGGCGCAGCTCTGGAAGCAATGGCGGGCGTCGTGGCGCGGCCTGGAGCGAGCCGTCGAAAGCAAACTCAAGCGGCACGTCGATGAGCTGCGACGCGGCACGTTGGAGCGGCTCCATCAACAGGGCAACAAGGACGCTTCGACGGCCGTTCGACGCGACCTCATCGGCGAAGTGCTCTTCGAGCTACAGCCGGCCAACGAAAGCCTGCTAGCCAAGGTCGGCAAGCTGATCCGCGACGGCTACCGGCTCGGCGGCGAGCAGTCGATGCAGGAAGCGGCCGACGCCCAGGGCGTCGATACGCCGGACGCGTTCAACATCGACGACCCGCGCGTCGAGCGTAAGCTGCGCACGCGCCTGATCCGGCTCACCGACACGAACCGCACGCTGCGGCGCCGCGTCGCTAAGACGCTCGCCGATGGCGTCGCCGAAGGCGAGACGGTCGCGCAGCTCTCCGAGCGGTTGCGCAAAGAGTTCAACTTCGCGACGACCCGCGCGACGACGACCGCGCGTACCGAAGTCGGCGCGGCGGTGGAGGAAGCGCGCAGCGAAGGGCGGCGGCAGGCGGGCGTGCCGATGAAGGCGTGGCTCTGGGCGCGCAAAGAGACGGGCCGGCCGTCGCACGGCGCGACCGAGCGCGACACGATCGGCAGTCCGATCCCGAACGATGAGAAGTTCCGGATCAGCGGCACCGGCTTCGACTGCGAGCACCCGCGCGACGCGTCGCTGCCGCCACGCCATAGCGTCAACTGCGGATGCACTACGATTGCCCGCTTTGAAGGCGACACGATCAAGGCGGTGCTCGCGCGATACCTCAAGCGCGGCTTCTTGACTTACGACCAGCTCACCCGTCGCGACGCGCAGCAGACCGCGAGGAATTAGCCCCGGAAGCAACCCCGGAATCAACCCATGAATACCGACCTTGCCCAACGCATCAAGAACATCCTCGACTGGCACGAGCGCACCGCCGAGCCCGAGCAGGGGGACTACGGCTTCACGCGCATGAAGCAGCGCGGCATCGACGAAGACAAACGGCAGGTCCACTTCCTTTGCAGCACGGACACGGTGGATCGTTACGGCGAGATCGTCGAGCCCGAGGCGTACCGCGCGTCGCTCGATTCGTTCATGGATAACCCCGTCTTCGCCGCCGGGCACCAGCACATCGGCTTGAGCGGCGAGCCGACCGTGATCGGCCACTGGGAAAAGGTCTGGATCAGCAAGGACGGGCTCGAAGGTATCGCGCAGTTCGACGACGAAGACGAGCTGTCGAAGCGCTACTGGAACAACTACCGCAAGGGACACATGCGGGCGGTGTCGGTGGGCTTCATCGCCAACGCCTGGGAAATGCGCGACGTTGAGATCGCGCAGGAGCGCCAGCGCGTGCGCGTGTTTACTTCGGTGGACCTGATCGAGATCAGCGCCGTGATGGTCGGCGCGAACCCCGATGCGCTCGTGCGGCGCAGCGCAAACAGTGGCGGCGCGCCGCTGATCGAACTCATCGAAGCATGCTTCGATCGCAAGATGAAACAACTCTTTCACGCCGGCCCCGGCGGACTCATGACCACGCTCGCCCAGGATGTCGCCGAGCTGGTCGTCTGCGGTGGCCCAGGCGGTGAAGACGGCTACGGCGATATCCCCGACCCGGACCTGCCCGGCCCGGACTCGGCGTCTGACGGGCAAGACGACGAACTCAAGGCGGCGCTGCTCGAAACGCTCGGCAAGGCCGGGTGATCGGCCCCGCGCCGCTCAACTCCAGAAAGAACCAACATGGATACGGAAACTAAAAACCTGCTGACCGAAGTCAAAGACCAGCTCGCCGAGACGAGCAAGGTCAAGGCGGCGGTGCAGCAGCTCGAAGAGCAGATGAAGGGCATCCCTTCGACCATCGAAAACAAGCTCAAGGCGGTCCGCGCCATCAGCTACGACGACCGCGGCCGATACCGCGGCTTGTTCGACACCGAAGGCGATGCGCGTTGTTTCGGCTTGTGCATCCAACACCAGGTCGGCGGCGACGCGCGGGCGCTCGATGCGCTCAAGGGTGAGATGAAGTCGGTCTTCGAGCGTGCCCTGGGCGGCACGTCCGAACTCGGCGACAACCTGGTCCCGATCGAGTACGCGCGGCGCATCCAACGCCTGGTCGATGAGGCGGGCGTCTTGCCGCGCAACGCCTTCAACATGCCGATGCCCACGGACAAGTTCACCTTCCAGCGGCGCACGCAGGGCCTGACCGTCTTCAAGACCGGTCAGAACATCGCCGCGACCGCGAGCGATCTGGGCTTCGAGACGATCAACCTCAACGCCGACGAGTGGAACGTCCTCTGCCTCTACCCCAAGTCGCTCGATGCCGACTCGGCCGGCGTCGTTGGCGAACTGGTGATGATCGAGATCGTCCAGGCGTACAGCGAGGCGCTCGACACCTACGGCTTCGGCGGCGACGGTACGCCGGACAGCCTGGACATTGAAGGCATCACGGCCAAGCTCAAGCGGCTCAACGGCATCGACAACGGCGGCGGCCTGGTGCTCGGCTCGGGCAACGCCTGGAGCGAGCTGGTCCGCGACGACTTCCAGGCGATGATCGGCGCGCTGCCCGGCTACGCGCAGGCCGGCGCGAAGTTCTACTGTTCGATGCCCTTCTGGGCCAATGTGATCTTGGACATCATCCTCGACGGCGGCGGTGTCACCGCCGCCGAGATCGAAGGCCGCAGGCAGATGATGTTCATGGGCTACCCGGTGGAGATCTGTCACTTCGGCCTGCCGAAGGTCGAAGGCAACAGCCAGGTGTGCGCACTCTTCGGCGATCTGCGCCTCTCGACCACGCACGGCGTGCGCGAGCAGATGACGATCGAAGAGAGCCGCGACGTGAAGTTCATGGAGCGGCAGATCGCGGTCCTGGGCACCCAGCGGCACGACATCAACAACCACAGCCTCGGCGACGCCGACAACGCCGGAGCCGTCGTCGGCCTCATCACCCAGTCGTCGTAATCGACGACCTGCCTGACCGATGAACCCCTCGCGGCCGGGCTTCGGCTCGGCCGCGTTTGAACACGCATCGAACATCAAACAAAGGACGATCGAATGTCTACCCCCCAACAAGAAACCAAAGTCTTGAGCTTGATCCCGCCCACGGCGATCAAGGACAACGCGGCCTTCGTCTCGACCGTGATCGACAAGAACGATCTGGACGGGGCGGACTACCTGGACATCCTCGGCCACCTCGGCGCGACCGATGTCGAGATGGCCCAGCTCCGCGTCATGGAGAGCGACACGCTCAGCGACGCGACCACGCTCGGCGGGTCGCCGTCGCTGGTCAAGGACGCGACGACCAAGCCCGGCGCAGACGACGACAACAAAGTCTTCGCCTTCGGCCTGGACCTGAGCAAGTCGCGCAAGCGATACCTCCAGCTCCAGGCCACCGCCGGCGACGGCACGGCCGGCACGTTCCTGTCCGCGATCGCCATCGCCTCGCGCCCGCGCGAAGCCGGCAGCAGCGCGACACGGCGCGGCCTGCTCTTCGCCGAGTATGCCTGATACAGATAGCCCGGTCCCCGTCGCCTGAAAGGGCGGGCGGCGGGGGCCTTTATTTGTTCGGTTTTACTCCGCCCCCGTCGTACCGAGGAAGGTGCTCAGCATACGTGTCTAAGACTTTTGCCAACAACCTTGTGATCTCGTCCTCGTTCATTAGCTTCTTTGCTTGCTGCCCTTTCACGATCTCGGCGGCAGCTAAAGCAATTGCGCTCGGACGATCACCGGAAATGGAAGTCGAATCACTCATCGGAAGCTCCTTGATAGGGGTGTTAGACGCCTGAGGGTATCGGCTCAGATTTTGGTTGACACCCCCTCGGGGATTTCACCGCGTAACTGGAAAACCTGACGGATAAACATCATGGCCGACCCCAAACCCATCCAGCAGAAAATCGACGTCAAGGCCGACACCAGCGGTGCCGACCAGGCCGAGCGCGCGCTGGACGAGCTGAAGGGCGCGACCCGCGAGGCGGGGCAGGAAACTGAGAAGGCTACGCGCGCGACGCGGCAGAACGAAGACGCGATGGAGTCGTCGGCTCGCGCGACACGCCGGGCCGGCAGCGAAACCGACAAGACCGCTGATAACAAAGGCTTCCTTGCACGCACCGCCGACGCGCTCAAGGGCTCGATCGGCTCACTGGTCGGCGGGATCATCGGCTTCGGCGGGGCGGTCGCCGCATTCCAGGCATGGCGCGAAGAGATCGAGCAGACCAACCAGCGCCTGATCGAAAACGAGCAAATTGTCCGCCGCTCGGCAGAAGCCCGGATCGACTTAGTCGCGCTGCGCGGCTTTGAAGACCCGGAGCAGATCAAGGAACTGGATCGGCTTGCGGTTTTCTCTGGGCGCAGCGTCGGCGAAGCCGCGCGGCTTGCGACGGTCACACAAAGCATCCTTCCCGACGGCACCTATACCGACGACCAGCGCAGCGAGTTTCTGCAAGAGGTCGCCATCCAAGGGCAGACCAGCAGCGCGTCGTTGACCGAGATCGCCGGCGCGATCTACCCGCTCATCGTTGAAGGCTTGACCGCCCGCCAAGCCAGTAACCTATATCAGACCGGCATCAAGCAAGCCGGCGAGCCGGACCCTGCGCAGTTCGGTCAGTCCGCCGCGCGATTCGTTTCCGTTGGCCGTGAGGTCGGTGGCCTGGACGTGGGCGAGGCGGTAGGTTTCGCGGCCGGCGCAACCGGCCTCGGCTTGGACCGCAGCGAAGCCGAGACGGGATTAAAGAATCTTGTATTGGGCATCCGCACCCCGAACAACGAAGACTCGAAGGCGCTCTTAGAGCGGCTCAACATCAGCGACGAGACCGACCTTCAAGACGCGTTGCGCATCATCTCCGAGTCCTATGCGGGGGGTGACGTTTCCAAGCAAGACCTGGTCAACCTGTCCGGCCGCGAAGGTCTCGCCGTCACGCTCAAGCTCGCACGCGAAGAAACACTCGCCGCGTTCACCAACCGCGTCTCGATCGTCGATGCGGCCGAAGACCTGCCCGGCAACATCGCGGCCGAGCAATCAGCCAACATCAACAAGCCGGGCACGATTCAGGGATATAACTTGCTCGCCAAACAAGCCGAGGCGGGCGAAGCAGCGACGCGAGCGAGCGACGTAAAGGCCGCTCGACGAAGCGCCGCCAAGAAACAGCTTGCGCGGCTGCTGACTGAAAAAGTAAAGGCCGGCGAGCTGAGTGAAGCGGACACCGTCGCCATCCAGACGGAGTTCGATTACCAGCTCGCCCAGGGCAAGTCGATCGAAGCTGCGATCGATATCGCCGAGCAGCAGCAGTCCGGGGTACACGCCGACATCCCGATCCCCGACGGGGCCTTTAAGGCTTCGCTCAATCGCGTGAACCTCAACCCGCTCAAGTTCCTCGGCGGCACGACACGAGGCCAGGACGACTTCCTCAAGGACGATCTGATCGACCGCCTGGAAGAAGGCCCCGAGTTGCCCGAGTCAGTGGATCAATCGAGCATGATTGCCCCGGCGGATCGCGACGACATGGTCAACAAGATCGTGCGCCGCCTGCAAGCCCAGGGCTACGACATCGGCCAGCAGACCGTGATCCACGTCGATCGCGTGTCGATAAACAACGGCACGAACTACCAGGGCCTGGGCAACCCGCTCTATGACCACTTGGATGGGAGAGACCGCGTTTAAGCGCTCAACAACGCCGGTTCGACCGGCGACCGAATGGGCTTAAATGCCCGCCTGTGTAACTGTCAGACCCTCGTCAGTTATCTAATGCGCCGATCCGTTTGGCCATTTCTCAGTAATTTTGGCCATTTTGATCGCGACTCTACAATCGCTTTACGAAGCGGCATGCGTGGATAGTCGCGCGGGTGCGGGCATGAAAAAGCCCCCGATTCGGGGGCTTGGTGCGTTGCGCGGGCGGGTTCGTCTGGCTCAGTTCGAGACGAGTTTGATCATCGCCTCGGCCATCGCTTCGCCGATGAGATAGTACGACTCCCAGTTGCGGTTCCAGTGGAACTGCTGGCCGGAAGGCGACTGTTCCTTGGTCCGCGCGAAGCCGCGGGTCTCGACGCCGGCGACGGTGCCCTTGAACTCGGGGTGCTTCTTC